GGAAGTTACCGCGCAGATTTCGCCGTCAATCAGGATGCTTTCTGCAAGCCTTTTGTTCGTTTTCAGTGACATGATTGTTCTCCTTTGGTCGTTGCTTATGCACCGAGCACCACGAAGGGGCTCACGGTGTCAGAGGTCGAACCCTCAAGGGCGATAGGCGCGGAAATAATCGGTTTGCCGTCGATGTTCCACTGAAGCTGGAACACGGTTTTTCCGTTCAGGAAGTAGACCTGATCGGACACGCGGATGAAGGGACCGGAGCCGTCTTTGATGAGGTAGTAGTTGAAGTTTACCAACATCAGGTCGCCCTTGGAGCCGAGGCCGGGAACCCTGTCATGGAACAGGACCGGGATGCCGTACAGCGTAGGTGGCATACCCGTCACCGCCGAGGACAGCCACAGGTTGTTATTCGCGGTGTCTCTAATATTGACCAACTGCGGGATGGTGGTCTGTGAGGTAATCCACGCGTAGTTCCCGCCCCTCATAAGGGTCCGTGCATACATATTGGTCACATCCGCAAAGGAAATCGCATTCGCGGAAGCCCTCGCCACGGCGATGGTGGCCGGGTGATTGAGGAACCCGGTAGGTTTCGCAACACCGTTCCCGGAGAGGAAAAGGCTGTCCTCGTAATAGATCATCGCGCCACGCATAAGGTCGGTGATAAACCCGCTCGCGGCAGACCAGTTGCGGAGCAGTTTGTCAGTGATGACCACATGACCGCCCTGCGCGTAGGGTTTCAGTGAGATGTCCTTGAGGGACGCGCTGGACTCGGTGGTTGCGGCCCCTTCCGCAAAGGAATACATCTGGATGCCACCATACATATTGCCGCTCTGGTCGAGAACGGGCATGGTGATTTCCGCGTCGGGCGGGTCGCCTGCGGGCAGGACGCGAGCACGGGGCCTGAATAGTGCGCCCATTGCATCGACCTTGAGGATCTCGGGCTTGAACTGGGCCGGGACCATAAGGCCACCCTCGGAACCGACGCTCATGGTCTGCTCGCGGTATTCGGCAATCTTCCTGTTGTTCGCATCGAACCGGAGAAGATACATGAACTCACCAAGGGACTTGAACTCCTTGTCCTCTTCGGAGGGCTTCACGATAACGCCGGGGAAACCGACGGGGGCGGGCCTGTTCAGGTCGCGGTTCAGGTTTTCCAAGGTTACAAGCCTGTCAACGGACTTCCTTGCCTCGTTCACCGAACCGTCAAGCCGATTGAACTCTGCCTCTTCATCGCTGGAAAGCTCCCGCTTTTCGGCATCAGCCGTTTTCACAATCTCGTCCATGCGAGCAACACAAGCGGATGCCCACGAACGATATTCCTCTATTTTGGTCATTTTAGATTCTCCTTTGCCGCCCGAAGGCGCTGATTGATGGTATGATGTACAGGCTTGCCGTGGCTCTCCTCGCGGAACTGGTCGAGTGAACGCATGGCAACGTCTGTCTGTTCGTAGAAGGGATATGTAACCGGGGATACGTCCCAAAGTTTCGCTTCGCGGATGATGCGAAGCGGCAATTCGTCCTTGTGCTCCACCCACTCCTGCTTGATTACCTCGAAGCCGAACGAGGATTGCGTGATATCGCCCCGCTTGATGCTTACCTGTAGGTCGCGCGCCCACTGAGTATCAGGTGGGTCTATCTCGTAGGCAAGCCCGCGCTCGTCCTCGGTGAGTGTCAATGTACCTGCCGTATTTCTTCCAAGCACATAGTTCGGATCGTGGTTCCAGAGGGCGCGCACATCGTCGGCCTGGATCGACGCAGTAAAAGCACCAGGCGCGATCTTCTCACGAAAGTAACGGCCCGCTGCGCTCTCCATATCGAACACGGCGGCATGGCCTTTTATTTTGCCCTCGCCGTCCTCGCGCCACTCGATGTCGTAGGCGCGGTACTCACGATTATTTTTTGCCATTGTCTGGCTCCTTTGGTTCGGGTTCGTCTTTGCCGGGCTGTCCGGTGGTGATGTTCGGGTTCTCGTAGGACTCCCCGCCATCGTAGGGGTTCAGGTTCTCTAGTGCGCGAACCTCGTTCGGGTTCATGATTCGATTCTGAATTGCCAGCGAGTACGCCTGATACCGGCTTGCCACATCGCCCCGCAAAAGCCCGTCCAGCTTGAACTCGCAGAAATACTCGTCATCGGGGAACAGGGTCGTATTCAGCACCTGCTCTATCCGTACGAGCCACGGGCGAACGGTGTGAACCACGAAAGACAGGAACAACTGCTCCGCACTCGCATAGGTCATGGTGGTGTCGGGGTGTCCGATGAGGATGGAGGGGACACGGAAGATTCGGGCGATTTCCTCAACCTGGAAGTTGCGGGTTTCAAGTAGCTGGCTGTCCTCGGGCGACATGCCAAGCTTGTTCGCTTTCATGCCCTCTTCAAGAACCACGGTCTTATGGGAGTTCGCCGAGCCCGTGTGCGCTTCGTCCCACGATGTCTTCAGCCTGACAGCCGCATCAACGGTGATTCTACCGGGATGCTCAAGGATAACGCCCGGGGTGGCGTCGTTTGCAAAGAACCGGGCCGCGAAATCGCCCGCCGCAAAGGCAAGCCCTAGAGTCTCACGATTCGCCTGAATCGGGGAGTTTCCCCAAAGGCCATCTTCCGAATAGAGCTTGAAGTGCAGGAGCTCATCGCGCGTGAATTTAATCTTCTTCGCCGGGTCAGCCTTCGGATGATAGTAATAAACAACATCGTACCCGCGATCATCAGTCTCAAGTAACTCGACTTCCCACCTGGTCGGGTCCATCGGAACGAGCTGATATATTTGACCGCCCTTCGTGCGCTGGATGTACGCAATATAATTTCCGCGAAAATTAGAATGTCCGACAAGCATTTCAAAAAATTCAAACGCTGTCTGCCAATTATTAGGGCGACGGTGCAGAATAGGATAAAGCGGATGGTCTGTCGCAACTTCCTTACCTCCATCCGGCCTGCGCCTGTACGTGATAAGCGGCAGGCTCGCAATCGCTTCAGAGAGCACCTTGTTACAGGCATAAACTGCGGCAATCTTAGATGCTGTCTCGGGGGTAATATCTATTCCTGCCGCCGTAGTCCACCCGAGGGTAAAAGCTTTCTCAAACCAGTTATCCCAATCGGACATGACGGAGCGGTGCTCTACGGGCTCCGCTGGCTCGTTCTTCGCCTCCTGGATATGGTTCTCAGCCTTGATGAACGCAGAAATGGACAGATGATTTTGCGCCGCCTCAGATTTACGAGAGAAGCCCCACATTGGGGCCAGTTTAGAAGATAAGATTTATGGGGCGTGAGGCACGGAAAGGGAAACAATAGGAAACAATCGGAATTAGATTATTGTGCTTTCCTTGGTTTCGAGTAGGTCAATGATGGTCTGGCGGCAGATGAACACGCCGTACTGGTTTTTTGCGTACTTGTGGTATTCCCCTAAGTCCTTCCATTGGCTTATCCACCCGTAAACCGTCTTAGCCTTCCTGCCGAAGATATTAGCTACCTCTGGCACGGTGAATCGGTCTTTCCGTGGAAGGAATTGAAGTTCATCTTTCTTCATACGCGGGTGAACACCACGTTCTCTGCCTTGATGCCTTCTCTCTGCCTGCGCTCGCGGGAATGCGGGGTCATGGTGTTGTACTTATTGTCTCGGGTGTATCCGATTATCTGCATATCCTGGTTGCTGTTCAATTCGACCAGTAAGCTTTTCGGTTCTTTGCGCTCGATTAAATCATATGCCCCCGCGATAATATCCATCTCGTTTCCGTCCGTGTCTATCTTGATGTGATAATTCTTGTTGCCCGCACCAAAGCCATCGAGGGCATACACGGGTATGGCTCTGCCCACATTCGTTATTTGAGAACCAGACGCACCAATTTCTGTATTGTTCACCATAATTCGACCTATGCCCGTATCTGCCGCGCACCCGGCATAAAAGGGGAACGCATCGGTAAATCCGTTTAGTTCGATGTTCTCCACGAGCCGTGAGAAGTTTTCAAAGACGGGCTCTATCGCAATCACTCGAACCCCACGTGATGCCGCATAAAGCGTGTAAATCCCGATGTTCGCCCCCACGTCGAACAATATCTCGCCCGGTTCCATGTCATCAATCCACGCTATGGTTTCCGGTTCCTTCTCCCAGAACGTGTCGCGCCGCCACTTCTCAATCTCGGTTTCAACGATCATCTTGAACGGAAGTTCTTTCATATCTCGTCATCTCCTGGGAACTCATCATCACCGATCATCTCTCCGTACATAAATTCCCCATTCTGAAACGTGTTGACGCGGATGTCATAATCAACGGTGACAGATATATCTATGCCGTAGAACCCGCTTCCACGGAGCCAATCGCGCATTGATTCCACAATGCGGGCTAACTTATGGTCGGTAGTTTTGCGTGACCGCATTTTACAAGGCTCTCCGCGACAGCCCAATCAAACTGCGTGTTCAGATCCCATGATTCCAACTCGTCTTGGTCGATTCCGCAAATAAACTGCCCCGATATATCCCCCGGCGTCATGGATGCCGTCCTATGCACCTGTAGGCCCCCCGTTTGCTTCCTGACCGTGGTAAACTCCTGCGTTGGCAAGTCATACGGGCGTGTTCCGCTGTCCACATAGGGCAAAAGCGGGGTAATTCGCCCGTTTCCGTCAATAAACTTGTGCGAAATCCACATTTTAAGCGGATGGTCGCACCGTCCAATGGCCCGCACGGAGTCAAATTCGGGGTGAGAATATATCAGGGAAAGCCCCCAAATTATTGACGAAACCTGCCTAAACGGGCTTGTGGGGCGCAAAATACAGTAAAATTCGGGCCTTTTCCCATCTAAAATGCTGATATGGTCGAGCGCGTGGACTACCCATTCGTAGTCGGTAGAGTCATTCCCAGAGATTTCGTCAGGTCTGAGTATGACGCTGGCCCCATATTTATGCGCTATCGCCGCCGTTTCAGGGTCGTTTGTGCTCACATAGATGTTTTCAAAGCAATTCGCATTCTTGGCCGTCTGGATCGTATACGCAATCAGTGGATGCCCGCAGAAATCACGGATATTCTTGCCTGGTATGCGGGAGGAACCACCACGGGCAGGGATGAGGGCTACGGTTTTCATAACGCCGTATACCCTCCATCCACAGGCCATTCCGCGCCCGCCAGGTGGGGGCAACAGCACGCATAAATCAACGTGGTCATAAGCGATTTCCTGCTCACCGTGCTACCCATCGGTACATTCCGTAAGAATTTGTCAAGGAACTCCTGCGACAGCTTGCCCCCGTCATACGCGCCAAAACCGGGACATACCGCACGGACCCCGTAACGCCCATACTGGACCGTGATGGACCGAGCTAACTGCTGTAAACCAGCCTTTGACAAGTTGTACCCAACAGGCTTTGACCAATCTTCGGGATAATTGCGCCAATCCGCGCCGATATAGCCCTGGATTGACCCGATAAACACGAAAGTGCCCGAACCGCGCCCCACGAAGGCCGGCATGAACACATTTGCGATATTCACGGCCCCGAGCAGGTTCGTTCTCACAATTTCCTCGTAACCGCCGAAGAAATGCGCCTTAGACCCGGGTGGATTGTCTATTGCCGCGTTGTAAACGATAATCGTGGGCTGTTTTCCGTCCTCGCGCCCTATCTGGTTGCTCAAATGCTGGCAGGCTATCAGGTCGGTAGCGTCAAAATCGGGGTAAC